TTAAAGCAGACTTTCCTGCGTGACGTGCGGCGGATGAAAAGTGCCGATGATCACAAATGGGTTTTTAGCGCGGCGCACATGGTGAAGGAACGTCGTTCCAAGGAAAAGATGAAGGTCTTTGGTCTGGGCAAAGTCATCCATATATTTCTGACGCACCTTGGCGACAGCTTGATCCTTGCCGTAATGTTGCTCACAGTTCCAGTAAAGCTGCCCGATTTCCCAATCCTCGATCATCAGGGTGCTTTCCTTACCTGCATCGTCGAGGAATTTGTATGAGAATTTGTAGGGCAGCTTCCGCACCAGTTTGAAATCCTCTTCGCTTTTTTCTGCGAACAGATCGCCTTGCTTCATGTCGTTAAGGATGCTGTCAACTTTGTCCTGTGCCCAGTCGGGATCGGCATCCTCCACCACGAAGTCAAGGATTTGGGCGGGCTTGAAGATGACCAGAGAAATCTCATCGGCATGGGCCTTTTTGATGATTTCTTCCTTGTTGGTATATACCTTATTCTTATCAAGAATAAGCCGTCGCCGCTCCACCCAGTCACGACGTTTCCCCGTCTCAACCTTATTGAGCAGAGTGATGTCATCGATGTTGATGACCTTGCGGCTCTCCGGCCTTGGGTCTTTTGAATTCACAGCGGTGTTGACTTCGACCCACTGATATTTTTCGTACTGTTTGTCCCCATCCAGCAGGCGGAACGGGATCGGATAGAGCCGTATCCATGATCCGTCTTCGCGGAAACCCGCTGTGCATGCGGTTTCCGTGTGGCTTTTGGAAAGCGTCGGATAGGTTTTGACAGCTATCAGGACTTTCTCTTTCGCCATGATGACCAGACTTTAGATGTGTTTGATGTCGTATTTCCAACCAGGAAGTGTGGAAATAGCCTTGGCGACCCGTCCGCGATGGCACATGCAAACATGTGCCTCAAAACAGGTAATAGCGATGCGCTTGTCTTTCAGGAAGACGTCGAACAGGTCTTGCAGTGCCTTCACATTGCGTTTCAGTTCCTGTTTTTCGTAAGAGTCAAACAGGCGATCATAGTCAGCCTGGGTGTTCAGTTCCTGACGCTTTTCGGATGCGATCCCAAGCTCAGGGATATGCACATAGTCGATGCCCATCTTTTTTGCGGCATCAGATAGTGTTTTTTTCGAGAAGCCATATTTGCGGCTCAGGGGATTACGACGCACATCCACCAATGTCTTAACATTGCTCTTAATGAGGCGGTTCAGGTAGCCGTCAAGGGATGCACCTTCATAGCCTATGGTAAAAAAGCACGGGGTATTGTCGGTAGAGCGTTCCTGCGCGATTGCGCTCATTTCCTGCGCATTCATGTGCTTGATGGCAATCTCGCTCTTGATCGCGTAATACGGATAGCGGCGATAAACGTCCTGTATGAGCTTTGTGCCTTTCAAAGCGGAGTATTTATCGTAGCATCTGCTGAAGGCGTCCTCGTCAAACAGACCGTTCTTCGCAAGGAAGCCGTCCTGCAACTGCCAGCCATCCTGGTCGACCAGCGCACCAACCTCAATCAGGCGGCGCTTGTCGGCATAGGACTGGAAGGAAAAACCGCCGAAGCGATATGGCACGAATTCAAAAGACGGTTCCTTCTCGAATTCCTGAGTAAAGAGAAACAAGTATTTCTGGAAATCTGTGTTCGACAAATGCCCGCCGAAGGCGCTGAGCAGTCCGATCAGCGTCTTTTGGCGATAATTAAGGGATACGGGTTCTTGATTCATGGCCATTTATTATACCCCAATGGTTAAAATTTTGAATCGGAAACATGCCCCTGCGGCGACTTTTCTCCATTTAGGAACATTTTTTGACCTGAAGCCGCAGAACCGCATAATCCTGCAACGCCACGGGAAAGGCCGCATTGGCTGGTGCAAGGTTAAGTACGACGTGGTCGACAGCTTCAGCAAGCTGATGGACGTGGTTAGATTGAAAACAGCAGCTCGACCCTGTATAATTTCTTCTTCTCTCTGCCCCTCCTACCAATTTCCACTTTGAGGAGAAAATGCCGTGGCCCTAAAAAGTAAAGAATGGTTCTACAAGACTTGCTTAAAAGAGGTCGAAAAGCATGGCCGCTTTTCGCATCTCTGTTGGGATATTTTAGAAAAGGGCATGGGACAAAAGGACAGCACACGAGGGCATGTGACCCAAGCTATCGGGGCTTGCCAAGACTTCTTGTCCAAGAACAAGAGTTTCATAAAGACAATCCAAGCAGCTGATCCGACCTATCCATTTGATGTTGCTGGAAACAAAAAGATTAGGCAATCGATTCAGTCATGGCTTACTAGTCATAATGGAGCATATGGACGCGCCTCGTTTGGTTACAGTTACGACACGCTGAAGAACATTCTTACCCCTACCTTGGGAGGAACGCGCAAAGGTGGCGGTGGTGGTGGTGATGAATTCAAAAGAGTACTGCGTTTGATGGCTGAATTTATTTGAAGCAGGCTATTCATACTATTTTTTGCATACTTTCAACTGTCCTCTCAATGCTGCATAATCCTGCAACGCCACGGTAAAGGCCGCATTGGCTGGTGCAGATTCGATTTCATCCGCCAGCTTGCTCTGAAACTCTCGATCATACTGCCGGATCGGCGGGCAGACGCAGGCAGGGTTAGAATTTACCGCTGCACAGGCGGTCAACAAGCTCGCCGCGATTACGGGGAGCATCCAGCGTCGCACGAAGTTGAGCATCCTTGATCTCCACGATTTTCTTGAGTTGGTCATAGCGTTCGGCATTGCGCCCGGCTTGCCGCGCACCAAAGAGGATGGCCATGACGGAAGCCGCGATTGTTCCCCACCCGATCAGGCGCAGCGCATTGCTGGAAAGCCAGCCTGTGAATAGCGTCCACATCAGCGCAGCCCCTTGCGGTGATCGTCGATCCGCGCCCAGACCATGACGGCGATGCCGACGAGCGTGACGCCCAGCAGCAGCCATTTCACGGCATCAAGGTATGGCGCGATGCTGAGCAACGCGTCACGGGCTGGGTCGATGCTTTCCCTGACGGCTTCCAGCACGCCGATGCCCACCGTTGCTGCTGTCGCGGTCTGGCCACCCTTAACGGTTCGGCTTTTCTGGAGATTTGGGGCTGGCGGTTCGACGCCAGCCAGCACCAAGGCTTTGTCGATCTGTGTGGCGGTATAGGGCTGTTGGCCGTTCTCGTGTCGGATAATTGCGGTTACGAGCGGTTGCAGGTCGGCATAGGTATGCAGATCAAGCGTCTGGTCAGGATCGCGTCCGCTCTCCTCGGTTACAGCTTTGATGTAGGCATCGGTGTTGTTTTCTGCCGTAGGTGCCCAGCGCGAGATGAGCGTCCGGATGGTATGTAGGCCGTGTTTATCTTGATAGGCGATCAGCGTGCGTGCCAAAGCGCGGATGCCGTAGACGGGGCTTTTGAAGATGAAGAAATCGCTGTCCGCCTGTTGTTCGGCCAGCCCCTGCCACGGGTCGTTTGAGCGGCGCAAATTGCCGGGATTGTTGTTGCGGATGCCGCGCGATGGTGTGCTTGTCGTCATGTTTATCTCCTTTGATTAAGGCGAACAAAATTGTGTGATTTGCCCATCAACGCGGCACGAGCCAGCGCAGAACGTGATCGAGGACGAAGCCCGCCACGCCGCCGAGGACGAGAACGACGCCGAAGCCGCCTTTCCAGCGGCTGGCAAGGCGGTCGAGATCGGCCAGACGGGAGTCCATACCGTCGAGCTTGGTTTTGAGTTCGCTCACGGCGGTGGTCAGGGCTTGCACCTGCGCCTCCAGCCTTCCAATGGCGCGGAAATATTCGGGTTCGTTCATGGCAGAGTCCTCCTGTTCCCGTCCGATGAGGACTGGCTGGTGCTGTGTGTTAAGCATTCGGTTTTCCTATGTGGCGACGATGATCATGCCGCCCTGCGACGGCGTTATGGGCGATCCGTTCTTGCGCAGCACCTCGACGGCAAGCTGCGTCGTGCGCAGCGAGGAGGATGTCGGGTGGCGTAAAACTTCCTGTGCCATTTGCGTGACGCGCAACACAGCGTTCGTGGGGCGATAGAGCGTTTCCGCCGCCAACTGGCTGACCCGCATCGTCGGGTTGTTGGTGAGCGTGAAAGCGTCGGAGAAGTCCAGAAAGCCGATGCCGCTGCTGGGCAAGCCCGCGCTGGCTAGATCGCTGCCGTTGCCGCCATGCCAAAGCGTGCCGGTTCGGCTGCTGGAAATGGCGTTGTAGGAGCGGAAGCCGATTTCCGCGACGATGCGGTCGCCAGCCAGCGCGGAGACGGACGACAGACTTTGCGTGGCGTTCAACGCCTTGCCAGCGCCCGGCGTCGTCGGCCATTCGTTGCTGAGGGGATCGGCATAGTTGGCCAGCAATGTGCCGCGCACCGTGTCGGTGTCGCCCTGCGTCACGAACACATGCATGTAATAGGCGAAGTCGGCGTCCGAGCCGTTCTCGCCCACGCCCAGCATCAGGTTCAGCGTTCCGGCAAACGTGCAGTTCGCCGCCAGCGGCGTTGAGACGGCGCGCACCATCAGCACGTCGAAATTGGCGCTGGCCGAGGATTCCGACAGGGCAACCGAGGTTATGCCGCCCGCATTGGCGGGGTCTTGCACCGTGTGCATGCCGCGCACGACATGGCCTGTTGTTTGCTCCCAGCCGCCACGGACGGTCGGTGGCGCGTAGGCCGCGCCGCCACGCGAGAGATAGAGTTTGGGCATGTTTTACGCCTGCAGCTTGTAGCCGAACTCGGCTCCGTTGATGGCGGTGTCCGTCCACGCCGTTGACGTGTTGGGGTTTTGCTCGACCACCTGCAGCGCGTAGCGGTAATCGGTACCGACTGGGATGGTCGCGCCTTCGTAATCCGCGCCGCCGACGCGCGTCAGGCTGCGCAGACTGCGCGAACCGGCATCGTCTTTGCGCGCCATGATCGAGAGCATGATGCCGGAGATCGCGCCCGTGATCGAGGCAAGGTTGGAGCAATCGAAGCTGTCGCGCTTGCCGGTGACGTTTGTAGCGTTATAGGTCGAGTCCGCGTCATACGGCACTTCGTCCACGCAATCCCAATTGCTGGCAGCACCCTGAGGCGTGAACTCGGCATAGGTGCCGACGCCGACTGGCTTTAGGGAATCCACACGGCAATCGCCCAGATAGCCGTTGTTGACCGTACCTGTGCCGTCGCAAATATACAGATCGTCTATGGCATTCTTACTGCCGCGACCGACGAAGTAAATGCGGTTGGCGGTGTTGATCGTGCTGGACTGTTTCGTGTCGCCTGTGAAGGTCACGACGACGGACTCATTTAGCCGCGCTTCGAACACGCCGCCACTGTCGGCAATGGTTAGCTTGGTTTCGATATAGGCCCATGTGTTGATCGCCAAGGCTGTCGTTGCAGTGGCCAGCAAGGTGCCTCCGCGATAGAGCTGTAACATTCCACCGCTGGTAATAGCTAAAGCGGCTTGCACCGCGCCGGTGTTGTCATAGAAACGCACCAGATCTGTGTTCTCCGAACCGGACAGGTTCACGGCAAAGCCGACGATCCATGTCTGCTGGTCGTCCAGCGTCAAAGAAACATAGTCGATGGAGACGCGCAGTTGCAGTGCGGTGGAACCCGCACGCCGTCCCGTGATGCCCGTCAGGCCGATGGAACTGCCGCTGTCGTTATAGGACGTGTATTTGCGCGGAATGTCCGCTGGAACAGCGTAATGATCGAACCCGTCCATAAAACGCAAAGCCATGTGATTTTCTCCTATAAACGAATGCCCGCCAGCGACAGCCCAAGATCGGACAAGGTGCTGTCGGCGGGATTGGGCGCGGTGATGGTCAGAATGTCTCCCAGCGCGAAATCCGTGTCCGACGCCGCCGTAAAGGTGGCTGTCGTCGCGGTGGCCGCGAATTGCATGGTGGCGAACTGGGTGCCGTTCTTCTTGATACTGAAGCTGACCGTCGCCGTAGGTGCTATGCCCACCACGCCCTTGCTGTTGGGCAAACCCGCCTGAAAGCGCACAAGCCTTGGCAAGGGATAGCGCAGAACGGTTGCGCCAGCGGCGGGTTGTCCCGACAGACTTCCGCCGACATCGTAAGGCGCGTTCACATTGGCCTCCGACACCAGAACCATGTCGGTGCCGTCGCAGTAAATAATCTTACGCAAGCTCGCGTTGATCGTGACGCCAGCGCCCGACGGTGTTTTTAGTGTCACGGCAAAACCACCCGTGGTGGCGTTTTCGACCATCAACGGTTTGCGATTGGCTGGAACCGTAATCGTTCGCGCGGCGGTCAGCGTGCCAGTGACGCGCAGATACATGGCCGTTAAGGCCTCGGTCGTCGTCAACGTAGCGTCGGCATCGGCCAGCGCTTTGGCCAGCAACCCGCACAAGGCCTGATCCAGCGCATCGAAACCGGCATTGGCCGTGACTTCCTTCTGCGCTTGGCTGGCGGCGATGTGGTCGATCAATAGATTGGGCGATTGTGTCATACGATGGCCTTTCCGGGCATGCCGCGCCCGATGATGGCGTTGAGTTGATAGACGACGACGGACAACGCGCTTTGCGGTGTGCCGAAGTCGGTTGTTTGTTGGGTGGCGCTATAGGTCGCCGTTGCCGACGTGACTTTGAGGGTTCGCACGACCTGCGTGCCGTTCAGCACATCGATCTCGTAAGCCTCGCTTGCCTCGAACAAGGGCGCTTCCACGCCGTCCAGCCATTCGCCATACCAGCGTGGGCGGCGGAACCATGTGATCGTCAGGTTGCCGCTGCCGTCACGACTGCCTTTGATGTGGGCTGGTGCGAGGCAACGCAGACTGCGGCCTTTGTAGGACAGCGACACAGTCGGCGCGTCGTCCCAGTTCCCGCCCGACAGCAAGGCTTTGTAATAAGCCGTATTGCCAACCTCTGTAGTCGCTATAGGCGTGCGGTAAAGCACGCCGGAGGCCAGCACGACAAAGCGTTCGCCCACGCTGTGCGTGCTGGTCGCGTCTTCCGTTCCGCGCCGTCCACGCAACAGGCCGGAAAGCCGGTACAGGTTGGCAGAGATCAGCGTGGCGTTGCGCCATTGGATTATTTCGTCGCCCAGTAAGGCGACATTTGCCCAGTTCAGGACTTCCAGTGCTGTCTTGCTATCCAGCGTGCCTTGCGCCAGCGCGACCTGCACGCTGTTGGTCTCGTCCCATGTCCACGGACAAGCGGTGTCCGCCAGCACGCTCGCCGCCCAGCCAAAAGCCGGATCGCCAATGCCAGTGCCGATGACACTCCACGCCAGCGCGTCCGGCGCGCGGTAGAGCGTGGCATTCTGGCCGCTGTTGTTGCGAATGCCGAAAGCGTAATACAGCCCCAGCCCATCATCATCCGCCCGCAGCATGGGCAAATCCATGAGCAACGCGTCGATCGGCGCGGCCATGCCGATGGGAACTGATGGCAACGCCACGCCAGTGCCGGTGACGGTCGAGACATAGGCCAGTTCGTCTTCCGCGACGGCTTGGCAGGCCAGAATGTTGTTGGCACCGAAATCCACCTGATTGAGCCGCAGCGTAAAGGTCGCATCCTGCGTAGCCACGGTGACGACATCGGTCGGATCAAGCCGCAGGTAATGCGGCGGAAGGTTCAGTTGATAGCCGTTGCGCTCCACCCATGCGTTCGTCAGCGTTTTGTCCGCGACCTGCGCGGCTTCGTTCGCCGTGAGCGCAATGGAAAGCTGCACGCTTTGCTTGTTCAGCGTCGGCACCACACCGGTGATGCGCGAAGCGTGTTGCGTATTGGTCTGGTAATCGCGGTCGGGGTCGACATGCGTCAGGTCAATGCGCTGTGGCAGTTCCACGTCCTGCTTGCGGGTTTCTTGCAAACGTGTGGCAGGCGTGGAGCCGTTGTTGGCTTCGGCAGCGCCAAGATCGTCATAAGGAACCGTGGCAATTGATGTCTGTCCGCGCGGCACGAATTTCAGCACACCGTCCGTCTCCACCGCATCCACGAAGAACGTGCCGAGAAGTGGTTGCAACGCATCTCGCGCCGCCATACGGCTGCTCACGACATAGCCGCGCAAAGCGTGGCTGACGCTGCCGGTTAGAACATCCGTGTTCTGCAATCCCGCTTTTAGACAGAGGTCAGATAGGACGTTCGCCAATGGCACCGTGTCCGCACCATAGCGTTCGAGGGGATATTTGATCTCGCCCGCATCGGACATGATGACGACGCTGTGCGTGAACTTCTCATAGCATCCGCCAAAATGCGTCGCCGTCACGGGAAGAAACGGTGCAAGATTGACGGTCTTTTCCAGACGCATGGAAACGAGATCGACCAGCGTCGCATTGATGCCCGCCGCTGCCCACAGCTTGCCGTTGACCGGCATATTGCCGTCCGACTGGATGCCAAAACCGGCGGGAATGGCAACGCCGTCGACATATCCGGCAAACCCGTCGTCCGGATGCCATTTGACGATCCGGCTTCCCAACCCCAGCGTGAAATACAGGTGGCCGGTTGTATCATCCCAGAAAATGGCGCGCGGCCCTTCGCCGCCCGTCCATGCCGAGACGCTCCATTCCGTCAGGCTTCCGTCGTAGCGGCGGATTTTGCTGGAATCCACCTGCCAGTAATTGCCAAACGGATCGTCGCACATGGGCGATCCCGGCGCGCTGTGCGAGGGAAACACGGTTGACAGATCGGCAATTTCGCCAAGATCGGAATTGTAAACCCGCCGCGAATAATACGAGAAAACTTTGTCCCGTCGCACCGCGCCGCCCGGCGCAAGCGGAATGCCCGCCACGCTCTTGGCCACGATGGCCAGCGAGTCCGGATGCCGTTTGACCAATTGCATGCCGACGCCGGATTGGTAGCTGGCGTGGTAGTAATAGCCTTGGCTGTCAATGCCGCAGAGGTCGCCGTAAAGGTAATAGGACGGAACCGCCACATCCAGCAGCAGCCGGTTGTTGACGAGATCGTATTTGAAGATGTGGTTCGCGCCTTGGCCGATTAGGACGCCACGCGCCGGATCGACCCAGCCGCCTTCGCGGAACATATCGGACGCAGGCGTCAGAACCACCGCGTTGCATTGCAGCCCACCAGCACCGACAACCTCCGCGCTGATATTCGGGATGCGGTTGGCAAAGTCCGCAAGCTGCAGATCGGTGAAGACCAGATAGCAAAGCCCTCGATAGGCCGGGACATTCCCCACGCCCAGCGCCATTTCGATGGTGCTGTCGGGCAGTTGGCTCTCGTCGCCGGTATGGATGCGAATGACGCCCGGATATTTCTCGGTCGCCTGCGTGTTGCTGGCCGTGGCATCATAGATCAGCTTCGTGTCCGCCCAGATGCGCCGCACCGTCGATACTGGCCCGACGCACAGCCCAACGCCAAACGAGACGGAATAGCTGTAGGTCGTCTGCGTCGCGCCGCCTCCGCCGCCTTTGCCACCGCGCTGGTGCTGCACATGGCGTGTTTCCTTCAGCGGCGTTGACCAAATGATGTTTCCGGCAAGGCGCATCGTGCCATAGACCAACGGCACCGCCGATCCATAGGTTGAAGTCTGTACCGACAGATCGCTAAGGCGCGGCCCTTCCTGATTTTGTCCTTTGCCGCCGAACAGCAGGTTCCCGACAATGACGCCGCCCAGCCAGCCCACGGACGCGCCGATCCCGATGGCCGAGGTTAATCCCGCGCCAGCAAGTCCAAGAGCCAGAATGGCCATTAAGCGTCCTTAAAAACCGGATAACGATAAGCGGCCACAACCCGCCGCTGCCAGCTTTCGTCAAAGGCGTGTTCCACCACTTTGCCGACACCTGAATAGCTGTGAATGATGCCGTGGTCGGTGCGTAGCGCCACATGCTGCGGTTCGCGCGTCCATGCCATGAACAGGATGTCGGCAGGCAAGGCTTCGGCCACGGGGATTGGCAGCAGCCACGTTGCCAGTCCTTGGCGCATGCGCTTGCTGTCCGGCATCATAGAATAGCTGGCAAAAGCCTGCGCTTCCGGTGATGCCGGATCGTAATCCACCAGCCCCAAGGCAAGCCCCACGCCTTTAACAAGGCCAATGCAGTCACAAGCCACGCCTTTCAGGCATCCTTGATGCTGAAACGGCGTGCCGAGCCACAACCGCGCTTCGGCCACAACATCTTCACGAGTTACGGTCATTTGGAGTCCGGATAAGCCAAGGTCTGATCGGTACCGGGGACATGCGGTTCCCCGCGAAAGTTTACGGCGTTGTTGTAACGCGCCTTGCAGGTGGCGAAGCTTTTGTCGCATCCCGGCTGCAGGCTATAGGTGTCGTCCACGGCAATCGCGCCCGGCATGGGCAGGAACAGCGTGAAGGCATGCGCGGCGAAAGAGCGGATTTCCATCTTACGGCCAGCGTTCGCGCCGCTAATCCATGTGACAAGACCGCCAGACCAAACTCCATCAGCTTCCGTTCGCGCAGTGTCGGTAAAACCCCGTTGATCGCTTGTTGCCGTGACACTGCCAGTCACGGTCAGCGCCGCCAGATTGATTTTGCACCGCGCATCGCCCAGATCGGCGCGGCAGTCCGGCGTGTAAAGCTCGACGATCTGCTGCGACAAGGCTTGAGTCAGTCCGCGCAGTTCCGCCTTGAACACGGCATCGCGCAATTCGACCTGTCCGATCGTGCCACGCTTCAGGATGATCTTGCCTTGCGATAACGTGGCCCAGTTGACGAGGAAGATTTCGACTTCCGCGCCGTCCCACAGCCCCGCGCGCAAATCCGCCGCATCCAGCGTGTCGCTGTTCAGCGCGCTTTCGATGTCGAGATTATCGACCGACAAATCGGCAATGCCGTGAATGGCCGAGCGCGTGTAGCCGGTGCTGGCCTGATACAGCAACCCGTCCAAGGTCAAATCCAGATCGTGATCGGTGAAGCCCTGCACCAGCCCATCCTTGCGCGTCACCTTCCAGCAGGTCGCAAGCGTGGTCGTCTCGCCCGCGATATGCGCGGCGAGTTGGGTTGAGGCTGTCTTCATGTCAGATGCGGATTTCGATGATCGGAATGCCAGACCACTGGCTGAGGTTCACTTGCTCCAGCGTGACGGCCATGCTGTCGGTGTCGAAGCGCACCGGCACGTCGAACTCAAAGTCAGCGGTAACGGCGACGCCCACGGCTGGCGCGGTCAGAAAGGTCAAAACGCCGGTCGTCGTATCGACCGACCAGCCGGAACTTTGCAACACCCCCGCCAGATACGGCTTCACGGTTCCGATAACGGGCTTCTTGATAACGCGCGTCTCGCTGGCCGGGCCGGAAGCGTAGGTTTTGACCAGTTGAAAACTCTTGTTCGTCCCGTCACCTGTTCCCAGCGCTTGTCCCGTGGCCTTGTAATCCGTCCAGTCCTTGAACCGAAACCCATAGGCGCGGCCCTTGCGCGCGCGGAAAAAGGCAATCAAAGCATCGAGTTGCGTCTGGTTCTTCAATCCCGACGCCACGTTCCAGCTTCCCCGCGCTGCAGCCCAACTGGCATTCCGCTGCTCAAAGCCGGACGCAGTCGCCACCACAGTCGTGGCATATTGCGGCCCACCCTCAGCGCCATAAGCGATGTCGGGAGGGAATTGGATTTCGTGGAAGGTCATGGCGTTTTTAAACAAACCCCGTAATATAGACACGTGCAGACATTTGATGCGAGGAAGGCCACATGATTGGTTCGGAACTTACGATTCAAAAGCTAGAGCCAAAGGATGCTGGCCTATACAAAGAAATCCGCCTTGAGGCTCTTTTGGCTAATCCAGAAGCTTTTGGAAGCAGCTTTGAAATTGAGAAAGACCATCCGCTGTCATGGTTTGAAGAACGACTTGTGAAAAACACTATTCTGGGAGCCTTCCGTGGAACTGATCTTTTGGGAGTTGCTGGCTTTTTTATCCAAAGTGGTATGAAGACAGCTCATAAAGGCGTTCTATGGGGAATGTATGTTCGTGCTACAGCGCGTGGAACAGGTGTAGGAAAAATTCTCATAAATGCCGTCATTGATCATGCAAAAAGCACTGTTGAACTAATCCAGCTAACGGTTGTTAGTGACAATCTGAAGGCTCGGAGTCTTTACAAGCAGTGTGGCTTTGAAGAGTACGGCCTTGAGAAAAAGGCACTCAAGCATGCTGGCCATTACTACGATGAATTTCATATGGTTTATTTCTTTCCAAGCGGATCATAAATTTCTCCCCGCGCGCCGTATTCCACGCGCCGCTTCCGCCGTGATCTGCGACTGACTGGAGCGGAAGGAACTGGCGTCGGGCGTCGAGATGTTCATCACGACATTGACCGGCGATGAGGCGCGGCCTGCGTCTTTCGGCAACACCACCTCGCCACGTTGCAGGATGGCGGGGATTTCGCCGGGCATGAGGCCAGCGATGCCGCCGCTGTGGTAGCGGGGCGCTCCGGCGAAGACATAGGCCGGAACTTGCCGCTGAGGCGCGGTTTCGCCAGCTACGCCGCCTTCGTGGAAGATTGAACCGAACAAATCGCCAAAGAACCCGCCGCTGCCGATGCTGCCGCCGATGGCGTCGAACAACGGGCCGGTGATCGATTTCTGTACCACCATGCGGGTTATGTCCGCGACGATGGATTTGGCGAGATCGTCGAGGCTTTTCAGGTTTTGCCCGCCGGACGTCACCAGATCGACGATCGCGTCGTCGGTCGCCTTCATCGCGCTGGTGAATGCTTTCTCGACCGCCGAGGCGGAATCCGCAGCTTCGTCACGGTATTTCTGGAACGCCCGCAACGCGCCTGCCTCGGAATCCTTCCGAGCCGCCAGATTGTCCTGCGTCGCTTTTTCAAGCGCGAGGTTATAGACGTTCTGGCTGATGGCTCCGGCGTCGAGCAGTTCCTTCAGCTTGGCCAGCTTCTCCGCATAGGATTCCGCCGCGCCCTTGGTCTCATTGGTAAGTTTCTGGCCTTCCTGCTGAAGCTTGTTGAACCTTTCCTGCGCGTCGGTCTGATCATACAGCGCGACGGCGAGTTCCTTCGTGTGCTCGATCTGCGCCTGTGTCGCCGTTTCCGGCAAACGCGCCACGGCCTCGGTGATCGCGGCCTGCCGCTTATCCTTCAGCTTGTCGAGCTGCCGCCCATAATCGTCGATTACCTTCTGCGCTTCGGCAAAAGCCTTCTGATCGAACAACTGCGCGGCCAGTTTGCGCGTCTGCGTCCGTTCGGCATCGCCCGCCTGATCAGACAGTCGGCTGACGGCTTGATCAATAAACGCCTGCCGCGCGTTACCAAGCCCCAGCAACTGCCGCTGCAAATCGCCTACGACCTTGGCGTTGGCTTCCGATGCGCGTTTGGCCGTTTCCAGCGCAGGTTTCTCGACCGCTTCGATCTGGCGGCGGGCGATGTCCTCGGCTTCCTTGATCGCGGCGTCCACGCCGGTGGTATTGCTGTTGTCTTTTTCACGCAGGTTTTCAAGCCGCTGCTTGGTCGTCGCCAGTTCGGCGTTGATCTTGGCGATCTTCTCCGCCGGATCGGTGACAAGTTTGTCCAGCGCTTCGTCGAGTTTCTTGCGCTGGTCGGTCAGCAATTCGGCGCGATGGTCTTTTTCGGCGACGGCGCGACCGGCAGCGGCTTGCGCCTCGGCTTCGGTTTCCTTGCGCGTCTCGGCGGTTAGGGCTTCAACCTCGCGGCGCAAATCCGCGATCTTTTCCTTTTGCCGGTCAAGCAACGGCGTCATGTCGGTCATAACGCGCGGCTTGTAGTTTTGCAGCCGTTCCAGAACGCGCTGCGCTTCGGCCAAATCCGCCGTGGCTTCTGTCAGCCTTTCGGCCAGCGGAGCCTTCTTGAACAGGTCGGTGACGCCTTCAAGCGTGGCCGAAAGCCCACGCAAGGCGATCTCGGCACCGCCGGACACCACGCTGGTCTGGCCGATGGACTCCAGCATGTTCTTCCACGCCACAGCCAGCCGATGCGAAGCGCCAGTGACGCCCGAAGCCTCGGCAGCGCCCGCGCCGCCGACCTTGGCTTCCAGCGCATCGAGGATGACTTTTTGCGCTTCCGCCGTCTGGCCTGTTTCGGCAAGACTTTTGATAACCTCGCTCTGGCCTTGCGTGAAAACCACGCCGACGCGGCGCAAGGCGGTCAGCCCTTCGACCGGGTCTTCCAGCGCGCGGCCAAGGCGGATGACGCTGGAATGCAAGTCCTGCCCGAACACGGCGGACATATCCTGCGCAAGACGCAAGGCGCGGGTGAAACTGTCGCCCGCCACGGAACGGAAGGTTGCCAGAGCAGCGGCGGCGTCCTGCACCTGTTCGGCGGTGACAAGCGCGGATTTTTCGATGCCGTCGGAAAACTCGACGATCTGTCGCGCGGTAAGGCCCGACGACTGGCCGGTCGCCGTCAACACCGCTTGCAGACGATTGTAGGACTTCTCGGCCTGCATCGCTTCCTCGATGCTTTTCTCAAGGCCAAGAGTGACGACGGCCAACCCCGCCGCCGCCGCAAGCCCATAGGGGCCGAGCGTGCCGAGCGCCGACCCAAGAGGCCCCATCTCATGCGCCAGCCCTTGAACGCGCCCTTGCAGGTTGTGTGATGCGGCGTCAATTGCCAGCAACGCCTTCGAAGCCGGTTGCGAGGCTTGCTCAATCTGCTTCAGGGCTTTCTGGCCTGCATCCCCGACATCTTTCAGCTCGGCCTTGACCTTGCCCCCGTCCATGACGGACAGGCGAATGGCGAGGTTCTTTTCGGTCATGCTTTCAGTCCAGTCGATATTTTCTCGTTTAACGCCGTAACCATGCCGTCTTCACAGGCTGGCAGAAGGCTGGCCGCAGGGGCGGTTGAATAGCCAAGACCTTCAGCAATCCTCAGCGCCGCGCCCATATCAATCCCGACGACGGTGAATTGCGTCATGCGGAGCTGCCCGGCACAGCGAAGGGCGATGTCCCACGCCTCCCAACCTTCGATGGTTTGCGGCTCGTGCTCGGCATAGGGACAGATGTTGCCTTGGGCGTTGGACTTGCCTTTCGAACAGGGCAAACCAGCATCGGCGCAAGCGCCGCAGTATTCCGGCCCGCCGCCGAAATGCCATTCGCAGCGAGCCTTTAGGCGTTTTTTTCCTGCTCCAGTACAAGCGCGGGGCCGAGATAGAGGCGTTCGAAGGCGTCCGCGATCGGCCATAGATCAAGCAGCGCGGCAATGGCTTCGGGCGACACGGGCGCGGGATTGCCATCGGCATCGCCAACGCCTTCCCAGTCGATGACGGCCAGTTGCGCGAGGTTTTTGAGCAAGGCCGCACTGCGCGTTGCTGCATCGTCCTCGGCGTCTTTCATGGCCTGCACCCGCGCGGCCATGACGAAGGCCGTGGTGATGGGGCGGACATGCAGACGCACGCCGTGGGCAAGATCGAGCCAATAAGGTTCGCGTTTTAGGTTGAGACGGATCATGAAGACTCCAAGTTTTGCGTGGAAATTGATATAATGTTGTTGCGAATCATCTTTTCAGGAGCATCCGATGGCCAAGAACAACGAAGTCACTAGCAAACGCGCAGCAAGTGCTGCTTCAAAGGTATTGAAAAGCAAAACTTCAAGCCCTGCGGCAAAGACTGCTGCTGCATCTGCGCTTACTCAAAGGCCAAATAAGCCCAAGAAAAAGTGATTTACGAATAGCTCTCCACATCGTTTTTGAGGGTGACGGTCAGCATGCAGCCCGCCGTTGCCGACTTGGCCGCTTGCCAGTTGAAATTCGCCTGCACGCCAGCGGGGCCGGAAAGGCCGAGCTTGGGTTTGGGCAAATAGACTTCGTGCGCCGTGAACAGAAGCGAGTGATCGGCGTCGATGACGTAGCCGAACTCCAGCTCCACAGGCGTGTTGCTGGTCGCGGCGTCGATCAGCGCCGTGTCGGCAAAGCGCGTGTCGAGCGTACCGGTAAACGCCGCGATGGTGGGATCGACGCCGTCGATCTTGCCATCGGCGCGGATCGTCGTGATGCGCTCCAGATTGTTGGTGTAAGTGACCTGCGCACCTGTGACATTGGCGAGAGCCACGCCGTCCTTTTTGATCGAGCCTTGGAACTGGTTGAAGCGCGTCTGCGCGGCAGAGGTCGGCGTGCCGCCGCCACTGGTCGTGGCGCGGGTTTCGCCTTGGGCGATGCAGTTCAATGTCGCGCTGGCCGCTCCGGACTGGGCAAAGGACATCTGCGCCGAATTGACGCGCACGCCTGCGTTTAAGAAGAAGGCCGGAACCTCCGGCATGCCAACTTCCAGTGACAGACTGGGCAGCGAGGCCGCGCCGGACGTGAAGGTGTGCGTGAACGGCGCGGAAACGCCGGTCGTCACGGGCGCGCCGAACAACGCTTTCAGCCAATGGCCAAAATTGCGCAAATCGACCGGCACGACGATGTCGCCTTCGACCTTGATCACATCGCGGATCGGCTGGGACGGATCGCGGCCTTGTCCCAGAAGGTCGGACGCGATCAGCCCTTGTTCGGAACCAAGCTGCGAGGATACGAACGGAAACTTGATATAATTGCTGCTGGGCGGTGTTCCGTAGGTCGTCTCGAATTTACCCAATAGTTGCGCGTTCGCGCCATAGGCACGTGCCATGTTCTGCTCCTGTTGTTAGGGGTTCAGCCGAACTGGTCGGCGGTCGTGTAAATTAGTTCGATGGCGACCGTGGCCGCTTTGAAGCCAGCCGCGCCTTCGACGGACACGGCACTGCTATCCGGCGCAAGCGGCGTAATGCGGTCACACAACCCGCCCAGCGTAAGATCGGATGCCAAGACCGAAGCGATGTCCGCAAATAGATCGTCCAGCTCCGCATCCCGTGCCGCCGGATCATGTCCTGTGACGATCACTTCCAGTAAAGCGCGGTGCTGCCAGTAATAGGACAGCGGCGACAACGTCAGTTCTGGTTCGCCCGGATCGCCATCGCGCAAAATGATCAAGCCGCCCGCTGGAACTTTTTCCGGAACTACATCGTTGCGCAGGACTTTTGGGCCGGAGATCGTTTGTAGCCGCGCTAACAGCGCCTGCAGGATGGTTTCGCGTGTGGTCATGAGCTTTCCTTAACGTCCTGCCAATTGGCCACCACCAGACCCGGCACGCGATCCACCCATTTCCCGGCGGCGCTGTCGATATCGAAGCGTTTTTTTAGGCTGGCTTGCGGGATAAGGATAAACATGACGATGGTGGCGAGGCCGCGTCCGGTCTTCAGGGCCGTGGGCGATGCGACCCGCGCCTTGCCTTTGCTGGTGACACGGAAATTATCCACGACAAGCAGACCGACATGACGCGCACCCTGCGGCGGGACATAGCGGAGCGGAATGCCAGCCTCGGCAAAATCCGCAGGCGTCAGTCGCTTGTTCTGTCGGCGGATGACGTATTGCGTCGGGATCGCCAGAAACGGGCCATGCTTGCTGCGGATGGTCACGCCTTCGGCAAAGGCGCTGATGATCTGCGGCGCTTTGCTCCAGACGTAACCGGCGGCATTCACGCTTTGCTGGCCTTTGGGATAGACCTCGCCACGCCATGTCTTGGAAAGACGGTCGCCCAGACCAGCGTTCGTGACCTGCGACCGCAGTTCCAGTTTCAGACCGCCCGTCGCTTGCCGCACGCCGGACGTGACGGCTTGTTCCGCCGCCTTAACCTCCGCCGCCATGATACGGCGCAGATCGCCTTGCAGAGCGGCGACAAGCCTCATTCCGGCCTCGTGTTCAGCGTCCAGATCAGGCGTTCACGATCGACAGTTGGCTCGGACTGGACGACAAAGGTTTCAGCATCCACCGTAAGCCGGTCACCGATTGCTGGTTGAGGCACATCTGCCGTTCGCACATCGAACAAGGCTGTCGGCGTATGAAGCTGTCCCTCGCCAAAGCCGGTCAGCACGTCAGGCTGCTTGGCCATGACGCGCAGCGCGAATGGCGATCCCGTCTGCGGCGTATAAACCGCCGCTTTGCTGAGAATGGGATCGGCAAACAGCGCCGCGATCATGTCGTCAAAGCCCATTAGGCGCTCGCCTTGCCTTTGATCAGCACCTTCGGGCGCGTGCAGATCGGCAGCGGGTTGGACTGTGTGTGGAGTTTGACAAAGCGACCAAATTCGTCGTCGATTGCCTGCTTGGCGTAGCGCGGCAAGCCGATGGTGTTGACCGTTTCAACAAAATCGGCGGGCGCGTTGTATTGCCGGAACAGGCCCGGCGTGCCGACCGGAAAGAAATGCGCCTTGCCGTCGGCAATGAAATCCACGCCGCCGACGCTGCCGCGATATTCCTCGAACACGATGCCAGCATAGTCGAACTGGCCGCGCGCCTGTCCTTGCCGCAGGAAGATGCTTTCCTGATAGCGGTCATAAGCTTTGGTCACGTCCGGATGCGTCACCAGTGCATCGAAGAAGCTAGCGGAGCAGAACGCATGGATTTCGGTATAGGGTGTCGCGCCCAACGCGTCTTCCAGCTTGCGCTTCAGATCATGGCATTTCTTCTTCACCGCACCCTTGGTGGCAGAGGCATTGCTCAGATCAAAGTCGAACTCGTCGTAGGGCGTTACACCGAATTCATTGAACAGGTCGTAGATAACCGTCACGCCGTCGGAATCCAACACCTGTCCCTTGATCGCACCGATCCGCAGATGCTCCAGCGTCGCGTCATGCTTGCCTGACATATCAACCAGTCGATCATTCACGACACGCTGCACGCCCTGCAGCGATGTTTCGCTGCCGAACTCGCGCACGTCCTGAACTTCGTCGGCCATGATCGTATCCTCAAGCGCGATGTGCGGCACGACGAGCGAACGCGCCTTGCGCTTGTTGTGCTTGTTCTGCGTGGCGGGACTGCCGCGCGGGCTGGTGGGGATCAGCGCCAACGTGCCTTCGCGTTCCTCGATCATGATCGAGGTCGTGGCCACGCCGGATTCGCTGAACAGGCCAAGCTGGCCGATCTTGCCGGGAATGAAGGGAACCTTGTTGATCGCGTCGGTGAGCGACGTGACCGTAAAGGCGCTGTTGTTGAAGACGTCAAGAGCCGTCATGGGTGTTCTCCTTATTGAGGTTGGTTAGATCGCGGGACGCGCGATGATCGTCTGGGCTTTCAACTGGCTGAGACCAGTGTTCTTCTGGTCGCTCGTCGCGCCGCTGAACCAGACTAGTTCGGCGGCATTGACCTCGACGTTGCGCGTGATGGCGACGGCGGTGACGTCCGCCGACGTGGCATCGACATTGTCCAGCAACAAGGCAACCGCTGTTTCCGAACCATCGGTATTGGCGGGGTTGTATTCCTTGTATTTGCCGGAACCGGCGGCGACCGTGATAGCGAAGCGATCGCCCGCGACAAAGTCGGTCGATCCGTCCGCGAGCGCGAAATTCACCTCGCCCGCGAACGGGGTGCCAACCACGGCCTTTCCGATAATCACGCCGTTGGGGTCTTCGACGAGGAACGTGCCGCCATTTGTAGCGGCCTCCACGCAGACGGTGGCATAGACACCCGGTTTGGCGTTGGAACCTGCCGACACGGAACCGATCGCGCCGTTGCCGACATTGCCGGATACGGCAGCACCCGTTGCGGTGCCGACGGTGATTTTACCGAGCACATGCCCGGCCTGCAGGTTCTGGCCATGCGCGACGGTGATCGTGTCGCGCGACAGGGTTCCTTCTTCTTCGGTCACAAGAAATTCGGCCTTGTGCTGGCCTTCGGTAAGCGTCGTCATGGGTTAGTTCTCCTTTTTGGCATTGCGGCTTGCATAGATCGCCGCCGTGTCGATCTTGCTTTCGCCCGTGGTGTTTTGATTGGCGGTGGGGATTTGTCCGGCGAGGACCGTGGCCTCGTCCGCGACAGCCTTGGCCGTCAGCAGCGCCTTGCGGACTTCCGCCGACGGGGTCGCCTTGGCGATAAAGTCAGCGGCCTTTTCAGGCATTCCGGCCAATTGGCAGAGCTGCGTGACTTCCGAGACATAGGCCAAAGCCTCTTTTTGAGCTTGGGCCTTTGCCAGCGCGGTAATGGCCTCAAGGTCGGGAGCTGGATTGGTCAACGTCACGTCGGCGTTTTGCGCCTCGGCGGTGGTTTCGGTGGCGTCGGTCATGGTCTTGTCCTTTCGTTTAAGGTTGCGGATGGGTGAAAGCGTGGTGCGTGGCGCAAGGCGGGCGCGAAGGTCTGCCAAGGCGTCGTCGAAGGTGCCGAGTTTGTCGGCCAGCCCCGCCGCTACGGCATCGGCACCGAAGAACAAACCGGCCTCGGTTGCCTTAACGGCATCGGTCGTAAGGCCGCGCGTGCGGGCAATGGTGGCCACGAACATCTCGTAGACACGGTCGACTTCCGTTTGCAGCGTGGCCCGTGCCGGATCGGACAGCGGCTCATGCGGCGAGAGATCATTCTTGCGCGCGCCCGCATAGATGGCGGTGTATTTCAGGCCCGCATCGGCTTCGGCTTGGCTTTGATCGAGATGAACGGCGATCACGCCGATTGATCCAACGCCGCCTGTGCGCGACACATAAATCTTGCTGGCCGCAGCCGCGATGGCATAGGCCGCTGAAAAGGCTTCTTCGTTCGCCACGGCCCAAATCGGCTTTGCCTTGCGCGCCGCGAAAAGCTGATCGGCCAGATCGAACACGCCGCCCGCTTCACCGCCGGGACTATCGACATCCAGAAGGATGGCTTTCACATTCGGGTCGGCCACGGCATCCGCCAATTGCTGGCCAAGGCTTGCGTAGCTGGTCAGGCCGCTCTGGGCTTCAAGGCCAACGGTGCGGCGCACCAGCGTGCCGAACACGGGAATGACTGCGATGCCTTCCGCCGTCACATCATAACTGGCCGTGATTGCGCCTTGCGCAAACGGCAGAGCCTCGCCCCTGAGGCGTGGCATCAGCACGCCCATGATGGTGTCCAACTTGACGCGTGCGATCAGCAGCGGCGTGTCAAACACCCGCCCGGCGATATGGGGAAGCAAAGTCATGCGGTTTGATTGTCTTGGACTGGTTGGTTTTGTGGGGCATCCAACGTTTGGGCATCGGGAAGCGGCGCTGGCTGATCGCCAAACGGCCCCAATTTGATGCCCAGCTTTTCGGCGCGTTGCTGATCGGCGGCGATGCGGCGATAGGTTTCGTCCACGTCGTTGCCTTCGGCTTCGATAATATCGCTGGGCGCTTTCCAGCCTTGTTCCTGCGCGATCTTTTCCGCTTGCCGGTCTTTGAGCGGATCGACCCATTCCCATTTGGGCGTGATCCATTTAACCGGCGTGTAGCGGCTGGGATCTTGTGCGAAACCCGGCAGGTTCAAAGCACCGGACAGCGCGGCTGTTTGCAGCCAGCGCAGCCAGATCGGTCGGCACATTTGGAAGACCAGTGTGGCGAATTGAAACTGTTCGAGGCGACGGCGGAACTCGACGGTTCCCGCGCGGATACTCGAATAATTCGCCGCCTTAAGATCGCCGGTAACGTTCGTATAGGGCATGCCGAGCGCGGCGCACACAGCCAGCAAGGTGCGATACTGGAACGGCTCGTAGGAATTGCCGACATCGGCTGGTGAAGAAAACTTGATATCCTCGCCGGGCAACAAAACCTGCATCGTGCCGGGCGACAGACCCGCTATTGCGGCTCCAGCTCCGTCAGGAGAACCTTCGCCCAGCAAATTATCTTCAGGCGCGGATTTGGTGATGAACCCCGCGAACAGCGCCGCCACTTTCTTGCGATCCAGTTCCGCATCGTCATATTGATCGAGCAAAAACAGCTTCACCAGCGCTGGCGAAACCCACGGCACGCCACGGATCTGGCCGGGACGCTGGGGACGGTAGATGTGCAGAACTTCCGACGCCGGAATGCGGACGATCTCGCCTTTTTTGCCCTGATCGGTGCTGTCGCCCGGATGCTTGCGATAGAAATGGTAGGCCACGCGCCGCCCGATAGCGTCAAACTCGATGCCGCAGCGGATTTGATTGCTGTTTGCCGCCAATTCCGTCTTGGACAACGGCAACATCTCGGCTTCAAGCAATTGCAGCTGAAGCGGCACCGTCAAACCGTCTTCGGGACGGCGTGGACGAAAGCGAATGAAACACTCGCCAGCTTCGAACATAGCACGCGCGGCAAGAGCCTGAAGACCGTAGAAGTCCGTCAGACCGTCCGCATCGGCTTCATCTGTCCACGCCAGCCAGACGCGCTGGATTTCATCCTTCAGCGCATGATCTTCGATAAGGCTCGACGGCTTGATCCCAGCGCCGACGGCATTGGCGACAAAACTATCGGCGGCGTTTGAGGCGTAAGGATTGGAACGCACAATCTGCCGCGCCCGCGCGCGCAACAGATCGCCGCCAGAGGCCAGCAGCCCGTTAAGGTTTTCCTGCGTCGCCTTCCATGCGATCAGACGTCGTTGCGCCAAGGCTCCGTCGAAGCTGCCCGCCAGCGCCGACATAGACAAGCGTCCGGTCGCGGCGTATTTGACCGCCGCGCCGATACGGGAAAACAGGTTCATCAGAGGTCTTTCTCTGCGTAAATCTTGATCCGGCGCGTCTGAACTTCGCCGCTGTCTCGCGCCAAGGCTTGTTCGACCTCGTTCAAGGCTGATTTTAATTCGTCCATGCTGCGGTATTCGACATGCTTGCCTTCATACACGAGGCGCAGGACGCCGCTTGCGATCGCCTGTCGCAAGGCATCGCGTTGCGCAATCGTATAGGTCATAGATAACTGCTCCTGATCACGCGCCGCTGCACCGGCTGCGCTGAAATGATGGGCTTTTCTTCGGCTGTAATGGGTTGTGACGCTGGCGCATGCCCCAAGGCTCGTTCCAGCTTCTGCCAGACGACATCCGTAAAGCGATCAATCCCGACCGCCGAAGCGGCAGCGCGGGCGTAGACGCGACAATCCAAAGCCTCATTGCGTTCGCGCAGCTTGCGCCATTCGCGGTGCGGAAAGCCGCGCTTGTCCTTGACTGTCACCAGCCGTTCGGCGGTGAGTTGCTTGAAATATTCCTCCCCGTATTTCGGGAAGTGGCAGAATCCGGCGGGATGTTTTTCGCCGTCCGCCAATTGTTCGTCGGTCGGCCTGTCTTTCCGCAGGCACCCATAAAGCTCGGACTTGCAGAAGGACGCGCCCACGGGCCAGACCAGAAGGCCGCGCCGCTTACGCTTGCCCTGACTGGTCACGTCCATGTGGCTGGGCGTTCCTATCGCCGCGCCAAGGCGCTCGACACCTTTGATCGCGATGACGCGATCCGCCGAGTGACGGCGCACCCAATCGTAAACTTCCTGCGTGGCGTAACCTGTGTCTATTGCCAGCTTCAAAATCGACAATTCTGTGTGGTTGGCATGAGTGAATGTCTCTGCCAGCAAAGCGTCCAGATGTCGCCAGACATCCGGCTTAACCGGATCGCCCGCACACACCCGATAATCCACCGACCAGCATTCACGGTCGCGGCCCCACGCCACGATCTCGACCTCCAGTCGGTCTTTCTGCACATCCACACCGGCAGTGAGAAATAGACCGCCCGCAGCTACGGCACCGATGCGATAATCCTCGCGCCGGTCATAGAGCCGTTGCCATTCCGGCGCTTCGCCGGACTCCGTCCATGTCCGCGCCTCGATGGTGTTAACGTAAACCTTCATCGCCGCGTCGTCTTTGGCGGCGATCTTTCGCTCCGCGATCTGCTGCCATGTCAGCCACGGGCTGTTGAGGCCAGAGAGATGAAACCCCGCCGCCTTGCCATCGCCCGGACTGTCCGCGCGCCATGCGCCACGGCTGTTCATCCACGGCTTCTTGTGGCTTGGGATAGAGCCGTCGCAATGGGCGCAATGATAAGCTGCGGTTTCTGGCTGGTCTCTGTCCCAGCGCAGCTGCTTCTCTTCCAGAACCTGATATTCACCGCATTCTGGACACGGCACCCACCAGCGGCGGCGGTCGGATTGTTCATATTCCAGTTCTATCCGGCTGAGACCTTGGATGGTCGGCGTCGAGACCAGAAAGATTTTCCGATTGCCGAAGGTAATCGTGCGCTGGCTGGCCAGCGACACCGGATCGCCTTCGCCGTCCACGTCGAAATCGTAGGCGTCGACCTCGTCGAGAAACAGATAACGCACCGGCATCGAGCGCAAGCCGACGGCGCTGTTGGCTCCGGTCATCACCAGAATGCCGCCGGGAAATTCTTTGCTCTGCACCGTGTTGCCGCTGTCGCGGGATCGAGCCTCCTTGACGCGATCCCGCAGCACCGGCGTGCTGTCGATCAAACTGGCGACACGCTGCTTTGACCAGCGTTTGGCCATTTCCACGGTGGGCTGCACCGCCAGCATTGGGCCGGGGGCGTGGTGGATGACATAACCGATCCAGTTGTTACCGGCCTCGGTACCGCCGATCTGCGCGCCCTTCATGAACACAACTTTTTCGACTGGACTGCTGGGCGACAGGCAATCCATGATCTCGCGCAAATATGGCGTGCGCTCCGTTCGCCACGGGCCGGGTTCGCCGGAAGCGGTCTGGGACAGAAAGCGATGCGCGTCCGCCCATTCCGAAACATTGAGACGAGGGTCTGGCCGCAGCGCCAAGGCGGCGTGCGTCAGGCATTCTTGCAGAGCTTCCATGTCAGGTGTTCGACAATCCGGCAGTCGTATCCGCGACGTCGTTCAGGATTTGGCGCAACTCCGTGTCGAGCAATTCCCGAACAAGTTTTGGATCGGTTTCCGAAGCCAGCAACGGTGCAAGCCGATCTGGCAGGTTCAAGGCGCGGTCGCGCAGGACGCGCAGCACGTTGAACCATGACACTTTGACGCTATCGGTGCGCACGAGCGCGCCGGACTTTTCCTCATACTCCAGCTTGGCGAGGCGCGCGTTGTAGGCTTCCTTGATCGCGCGGCTCTGCGCGTAACTTGGGCCGCTGTTGATTCCAACCGTGTTTGACGGCGGATCAATAGGCCGCTCGATCTTACCTGTGTTCTCCTTGGCCGGTTTGCGCTGCTGCGCGGGACTGGTATTGCCGCCCCATGCCGCATCGGACTTAACTGGATCAATCGTGCCGTCGGTTTCTTTTGTGATACGCCCGGCCTTGATGGCCTTCAGAACAGCGACATGGCTCACGCCACGATGCCGCGCGTAAGCAGAAACATTCATTCCCATGTCGTTCGATCATTTTTTCTGCGCCCGATCAATCAGCGTGGCGCGATCCCCCATCAGGCCGAGCAGCAGGTCAACCACGTCGCCCCTGTGTCCGCCGATGTGCCACACGGTGACATCCGTCGCTTCCGGATATTTGTCGTTCCATGAGCGGCTGGTTTTGTAATTGTAAATCGTGGCGACCTTGTCGCCCGGCAGGACGATCAGCCATTCCGCTTCGGTTTTATAGCCATCGCCTTTTTGCGGTTGGCCCCACAAGGCGACGAGGTCTTGGTAGGTCACTTTGATTGCCGCTTGGTAGCAGGTGCCGATTTTGCTGCTTCTTTTCATGGCCGCACCTCACAATGTGCCGCGATGCAAGGCCATCGCTGCGTTAAAAAGCGCTTGAGCCTCGGCAAGCTGCTTTTCAAAGCACATGATGGTGCCTATGGCTTGGTTCTGTTTGCCTTGCTCCATCGCGTCGCTGGCTTCTTTTGCCAGTCCGGCGGATTCCGTAAGCCTCTGCGTCAGCGCGGCGAGATTAGCGGCGATGGCGTTTTGGATAATGCTGTTGTTGGCTTCGGTCATGGCGTCCTCCCTTGTTTTGATGACACCATGAACGCTCTGTTCGCGTTGATTATCAACGAGATAAGCGAACATTCCTTTGCGAAGTACGCGGCCTTCCGATCATAAGATGATCGCATCACGCGCCTGCGGCGATTTTGTAAATCCGTTGCCCGCCTTGCGGCTTGTCGGAAACGATTTGGTAACCACGTTTCTTGGCAAGCGCGTGCGACAGCGCGGCGCGCACCGTATGTTTTTGCCAGCCGGTCACGGCGACCATGTCGTCGATGGTGGCTCCTTCGGGGCGCGTCAGCAATTTAATGACAATCGCCAGCTTGCTTTCCTTCGGCAGTGTCAGCGGAAGGGCGGCGACTGCAGCAAGTCCGGCTTGCATGACCGGGCTTTGCTTCTCCGAAGGTGCGCTTTTCTTCGGCGGGGATTTTGCCTTGGGTGGAGCAGATTTTCTGGGTTTTGATTGTTTTGTTTTACTCATGATGGACTCCTTTCGTCGCCCATGAATGCTTCGTTCGCGCCGTCAATCCAGTGAATAAGGCGATTGTTTTATGACTTTCTGCGGCCATCGAGGATCATGTTCGGACAATCTGATTATGATGCGGCGATGCGCTCTGCTTTCTTGCCAGTGAAATCCTCCCAGCGTTGGACAATTACGTCGCAATATTTGGGATCAAGCTCAATTAGACGCGCTTGCCGTCCCAGTTTTTCGCAGGCGACCAGCGTGGTGCCGGACCCGCCAAAGCAATCCAGCACGATGTCGCGGCTCTTACTGCTGTTGTGGATGGCACGTTCTACCAGCTCGACTGGCTTCATGGTCGGGTGAAGATCATTGACGCGAGGCTTGTTCACGAACCAGACGTCGCCTTGATCGCGTGCGCCGCACCAGAAGTGGTCTGTGCCTTGCTTCCAGCCATAGAGGATAGGCTCGTACTGGCGCTGGTAGTCCGATCGGCCCAGCGTGAAGGTGTTCTTCGCCCAAATGACGAAGGTCGACCATTTGCCGCCAGCGGCGACGAATGCTTTTTGCAACGTGTGCAGCTCGCTTGATGACATGCAGACGTAAATCGCGCCCTTGCAGACGGCGAGCATATTAACGCAGGCGTCGTACAAAAACGCTTCGAACCCTTCGCCAAGATTGTCGTTCATGATCCTGCGATCGTTGCCGCGCATCTTGTCCTTGGCTGTGTTGCCATAATCCACGTTATAGGGAGGATCGGTGAACACCATGTCAGCCAGAGAGCCGTCGAGAACCATTTCGACGTTCGCCAGCACAGTGCTATCGCCGCACAGCAGCCGGTGATTGCCCAGGACGTAAACATCGCCCGGCCTAGTAACGGGATCGACCGGCGCTTCCGGAACTGCGTCTTCATCAGTGTTGCCCTCAACCGCATTTGGATCGGCAAGAAGATCGGACAATTCATCGTCCGTGAAACCCATAACTGGTAGATCAAAATCTTCTGCCGCGAGAGCAGTCATCTCTGCGCGCAACAAATCTTCATCCCATCCCGCGTTGAGCGCCAGCTTATTGTCGGCGATGACGTAAGCGCGCTTCTGATTTTCTGTTAGATGGTCAAGCACGACAACAGGCACTGTTGCGAAGCCAAGTTGCCTTGCCGCTTGAAGGCGCCCATGCCCGGCAATAATGCCAGCCGAAGTGTCTACCAAAATTGGATTGAGAAATCCAAACTCTACAATGCTTGCGGCGATTTGGCTGACCTGTTCCGGCGAATGGGTGCGTGGATTGTTTTGATATGGCACGAGTTTGTCGAGCGGCCAAAGCTCGATACGCTCCGCCATACGCGCCTTCAGATCAGACATGGTTGATCATTTTCCGTTGATGGTAGTGTTTGCGGCAGCCGCGAGAGTGTGGAACGCATAAGCCGCGACCAGCGGGACAACCCCGTTACCGCATACCCGCAGTCTGTCCACCCGACAGGCCAGCCCATCAGCGCCTCCACGAACAGCGGGTTCAAGGTGCGGGGCGCGGTCGAGAAACCGCTTCCACCCAAACTCGTCCGCGGGGCCTGGCGGGAAAGGTTGCTCCGCGTCGCCGTCTTGTTGTCGATCAGTACGCCGTCTTTCCAATCTCGCGCCGTCGGCGTCGACCACGTCTTGACGATCTCCGTCCGGTTCCCGCCGCTGGAACGCTTTCCCGAACAGGAGCGTGGAGTCGGCCAAACCTTGCTGGCCTCGTTCAGGCTGAGGCCGTGATCCGAACTGGTGCTCCCCGGCTCCTGTGCGCGCGGCGTCGGCCAATGCACACGGGTCGTCCGATAGGGTTTGCCCTGACGTGCAAGCTCCAAATCCTCCTTGCTGTAGGGATAGGCCTCCGGTTGCAAAACGGTTTCCGCCAGCCCTGGTGTCCGTAGCACGTTGCGGCGATCCTTGCGTATCATCTTTTCCGGCGTGCGCGCGTATTTGACTTTGGCATCCATGGCAGTCGCGGTCGGCCACAAGATCGTCTGCGCCGTGAGCGAGCCGGAGCAACGATCCGACCTGTCGCCATTGCGTCGAAGAAAAGTCTCCTGCTTCTCGCTGCTCTCCTGCGCCCTCGGCGTAAGCCAAGATGAAGAGTCGTTCGCGTTTGTGCGGCGCACCGACTTCTTCCGCCGTAAACAACCCTGCCTTAACGCGATAACCCATGCGTCGAAGGTCATCGTGTACTTGTTCGAACCCCAATCGTAGATGTCCGCCGACATTTTCAAAGAAGCAGAGTGGCGGTTCGACTTCACGCACGATGCGGGCGATGTTCGGCCACAGATGTCTTGGGTCTTTGTCGCCGAGTTTACGTCCGGCGACGCTGAATGGTTGGCACGGATAGCCGCCATGGAGGATATCCACCAAGCCGCGCCACGGTCTGCCGTCGAAGTCGGCAACATTGTCCCAGACAGGCGCGCGATCCAGGGCCTCGTCTTCCATCCGCGCCACGAGCGTGGCCGCAGCGTAGGCGTCCCGCTCGACGTAACCCACAGTTCGATATCTTGGGACGGCGAGGTGGATTCCGAGGTCGAGACCACCGGCACCGGCGCAGAGGGACAGTCCGAAAAGGCTTCGCCCGCCCTCGCATGCGTCAACGCATCCGGCGGCAGGTAAAGCCAAACCATCCAAACTCAAACTCCGTTTTGTGTTGTAACGCGGCCCGTAACCTGTAACCGCCTGTAACCCGTTTTTTCGCGCAGACGCTAAAAAACTACCGCGCCTCGCCCGCCCGCATGCGATTTCGCGCAGGAAGGACCCAAAAGATTTCAAAGGCTTGGCGGGAATGTTGGATGCAACGCGCGTCTCTCGCGAGCATGGTGTAACTATGCCTTAAATCAGAGGTTTTTGTCTGCAACGAAAGTGTCTGCCAGACATTTTTATTCACTCCACCAGCAGACGGTCGCGTTGCAGAGCAATGAAACGGCGACGTGACCAGCCTTTTGGCGGCGTCTTTTTGTTCAATCTCCACGCAATCACACAAAGGGCATAGAGCCAACGCTCATGTACGGCGGCGCGGGCAAGCCCGACGACAGCGCAGATATGCTTCCAGCGTTCGCCGTGGGCGCGCAACCAGATGATCTTGGCGTCAATCGGATCAAGGCCAATCGTCCAACCGATCGTGTGCTCCATGCGACTGATGGCGGCGGGGCTTGGCGCGGGACGTTTCATCAGCGGTGGTTCTTGTCCTACCAGATCGCTGAATTCATAAACGATCTTTGGCCATGTGCTGAAATAGCCTCGCACCGTGACAGGTGGCAGGCGTTTCAGAATGTCAGCGGCTTCGGACAAACGTTCTTCGACCAAGGATGGCGTCCACTGTGCTTCAGTCATGCTGTTCTCCTTGGGATTGCTTCTTGCCGTAAAGTTTTTCTCCAAGCTGCCGGATCATCTGTTGTTCCGGCCACGACAGCCGTTGGTCATCCGCCTTGACGACGAGAATGCCTTTGCTGTTCCAGCCTTCGCGTTTGATGTTTTCAGGATCAGGGCGATCGCCCCCAAAGCCGCGCGGATGCCAATTCATGCTGCACCGCCTTGTTGCTGTATTGCCCAGTAGAGCAAGGCCAACGCATCGGCTTCGTTGTCGTCTTCAGGCGTATGGCCACGCGCGGTGACGGCGGTCATCACGGCCTTTTTGTCGGCATTGCCTTTGCCCGTGATGAATTGTTTGATGGTGCCGACCGGAACGCCTTCATAGGGAATGGCGTGGTGTTCACACCATGCGGTCAGGTGGGCAAGAAAGCCGCCATAGGCATGCGCAGCATCCACGCCGATGTGCCGCCGCACTTCTTCGAAATAAACAGCACTGATCGCGCCGGTGACGTTCTTGGTTTCCGTGAGCCAATGCTTGAAGCGCAGATAGCGCATACCGCCGCCTTCGAAGCGGCGCGGTTTGAAATGCGCCGTTCCGCTGACGATCGAGCCGTACTCGTTTTGCAACGCCCATCCGGTCGATGTGCCGAGGTCAAGGCAAAGCAATGTCGGTGTGGTCATGGGCATCCTCCGGTTCGGGGTAGAAAATTCGGGGCCGGAGAAAACCCGCCTACGCATGGGCGAAACGCTTGCGGTTTAGCCCATACGTAGTATGGGGAGTTTCTCCAGAATCTGGGGCGGCGCAGGAATTGTGTGAAAACAAGGACTTGCGCGAGATTTCTAGATTTCAGGCCAGATTTCGCGGAAATCTGAATTTTCGCCGCAACGCCTTGAGTGCAAACGGTTTTCGGGCAATTCCAGATTTCAGGGGATTTCAGATTTCTGTGAATCTGGCCCAGATTTCCACGCATGGTCATGGCGTTTCCTCCTCCTGATAGACCCAGACGGAGGGGTTCTCGACGGGCAGGATCGCGCCGTTGCCAGGCTCCTTGAAATGTGTCGGCGGGAGCGGACGCATGGGCGTGGTGATCTCGCCCGTGTCGGGATCGACGGATTCCTCTCCGGCGGGGACTTCCATGCCCTCGACGCACATCACGCCGTATTTGCTTTTTGCGGCGGCGTCCTTGTTGAATTTGACGTAGCCTTTGGTGGCCAACACGTCGATGCGGTCGCGGATGGAATGCTTGCCGCCCAATCCCGCCTTGTTCTCGAACGCCTGACAGAACTGGCTGGGGGTGTAGAGCGCGCCCTTACGGCCTTCGTCGAATAGCAACTGCAGGATGACGTCGTGGCGGCGGCGACGCTCGTTATCGAGCCGTTCGCCGTAGTCCTTGTTCACGAGGCGGGCGGAATGATGCTCCATCTCACGCCAGCGTCCATCGATTTTATCGACCCATTTAGGCGGAATAGCCTCGCCATTACGCAGCTCGAACATGAGCTGACGCAGGCTTTGCTGTTCATCGGGGCGGAACAGGATCATGCCCGTGGAATAAAAGCTGCGAAGGCTGCCCGCGCCGCTCAAGCTCTGAAACGGGTCTTCCTCCAGCATCTTCTTGCTGATCTTCTTCGTGTGATGGGCAAGGATGACGCCAAGGTCAGGATTGACCAGAAAGCGGAGCCGCTCCACGCGATCCTGCAAAAAGGCCAGCATGGCCGTGTTGTCGTTCTCGCCTTCGCCGTCATAGACGTTACGCAAGGGATCGATGGCGACGATGTCGAGCAGACGTGGATCGACATGGCGCAGGATGGCCTCGCGCACCATCTCCACGCCTTTTTCGTCCAGCAGCATCCGCACCTGCGGCGTGATGATCAGGTTTTGCCGGACGAGCGGCATGAACTTCGGATCGAGGCTGATCTGCTTCAGGCGTTCGCGCAGATAGTGGTAGCCGATCTCCGCCTGGAAATAGAAAATCTTAAGCGGCTTGGCGGGCTTCATGCCGAGGAACGGCAGTCCCGCCGCCATGTGCGCGAGCCAGCAGAGCAGAAAGTCGGTTTTGCCCACCTTTGGCGCGCCACCCAGCACCAGCAAGCCACCAGGTGTCAGCACGCGCGGGGCGATGATGTCGTCCGGCATGGGGCTGTCATCGTCAAGCAGATGTCCGACGCTGAAGGCCGGAAGCGCGGCGGCAGGCGGTATCGTCGTGCGCGGTGCGGAAGTAAGGAACGCCGGAACGTCCATTCCCTCGGCCACGGCGTCAGCCACGTCCCAGCGTTCGGGTTTGCCTCCCGGTACAGCCATGATGGAAACGGCGATGCCGAGGCGGCTCAGATAGTTGGCGACGTTTTCGGCGTAAGCCTTGCCCGGCGCGTCATTGTCCGGCCAGATCACAACACGTTTTCCTTGAAGCGGCGACCAGTCGGTTTTGTCCACGGGAGCGTTCGCGCCGTTCATGGCCGTGGTGGCGCAAATGCCGAGTGAAGCGAGCGCATCCGCGCATTTTTCGCCTTCGACAAGAATGACGGCGTTGGCGTTTTTGATGGCGGGCTGGTTGTAAAGCGGCCTCGGCTCCGGTGCGCGGTGCTTGCGCGCCTTCACGTCCCACGGTCGGAAATCCTTACCGTCGGGCGTGTCGTAGCGATAGACGCAGGCGATCAGGTTCCCGCGCGCGTCCGTGTAGTCCCATTTCGCCGTGTGCAGCCCCAAATCCTCGGCTTCCTCCGCCTTGACCTTCGGTAAAGGTCTGAGGGGTTCGCCAAGCCATTCATGGACGGAGCTGACGATGTCGGGAAAGCGCGTGCGTGGATCAAGGCCGTGGACGGCTCCCCAGAGGGAGAGGATGTCGCCGCCATCGCCCGTGGCGAAGTCATGCCACATGCCGATTTTCGAGCCGGACAATTCCACGCAAAGGCTGTCGCCTTTGTTGCCTTGGACATCGCCCACGGTGAATTTCCCGTTACGGATTTTGCCGCTCGGCAACAGATGGAACAGCGCCTCGCGCAAACGCCCGTGCAACCGCTCCTTCAGATCGTTCGTCGTCAGCCGCTCTTCGGGCTTTGAACGGGTCTGGTCGGGTGCGTCGTTGAAATCTTGCCACGACCCCGTCATGCCGCCACCTGCCAGCACCGTCCGCGATACGGACAGAAGGTGCATTCGTAGTGGTCGTCGTTGGTTGCAATGCGCGGCAGTAATTCTCCGGCCTCGGTGGCGCGGATCAGATTGACGGCGCGGTCGCTGGCCTCCTGCGCGAGTGCGGCGTCGAACGGCACAAGCTCGTGGTAAATCTCCGCCGTGTCCTTGTTGACAGCAGTGAATAATGCGGGGTTTTTGGAAATGCCAGGGACGCTTCCTTCCATATAAGCCTGATAGGTGGCGACCTGCACGGCGTAGACGGGCTTTGACTTCTTCAGGCCGTGTTTGACGGTGTCGCGCCACGATTTGCCGTTAAGCGACTTGCCTTCCCAAATGGCGGGAAAGCCCATGCCGAGATCGGCGGGCGCGGCGTCGATGATGCCGTCCACATGGCCACGAATGCGTCCGCCCGCGACGGAAAAGCCGAAAGGCTTGCTATCCGGCTTTTGTGTGAACACGGTAAATCCGGCCTGACGCAGCCATGCCAGCGCCAGTGTCTCAAAGACGTGGCCGATTTCAAAGATGCGGAGGTAACGCCCAGAAAAATCCTCGTCCTTTGGCGTCTTCGTATATTCGTACTGCAACGCGCGGGCGCAAGACACACCGAGGCGGCTTGCGCCCAGATAATCGCGCTCCGGCTGTTGGGCGCGTGCCGCTTGAATCGCGGCATCGATATGTGCGTTGATCTGATCCGCGACGGTGGGACTATGATTGAAATCTAGCGTCAAAATGGAATCTCCGTGTTATCGGTACGGGGCTGGCTGGATGCGAGGAAGGTCTGGTAATTGCCGACGACGACCTCGATCAACGTCAGGACTTCAGCGCGGGTGTAGGCGGAAAGCGGCTTGTGCATCCCGATCTCCGCCACGACCTCGCCGAGCGGCTGGAGCGTTCGCTCCATGCATTGCTTTTCGATGTCGGTCGCGTCGATCATGCGTGGCCTCGCGCGGACTGGATGGCGCGCTGGATGCCGTCGCGGTTGAAGCGCGCCGTCATCAGGGCCGATGCTTTGTAACGGGTCATGCCGAAATCGTTGCGATGGTCTGGCAGATATTGGAGCTGCTTATCCGTGGCAGGTTGATGTACCCAGGATCGCGTTTTGTGCGCTGACTCGTCGGTTTCGTTCGCGTTGAGCCAATCGTCCGCCGCCGCGAAACAGACGATGCGCTCACCCGCCGCCAGCAGCCTGGGCGGATGGTTTTTCATGCCGCCCACGGCGTGCCATTCGCCGTCCTTGAAGAAGACGCCGCCCCAGGCGTTGAAACCCGTCGCCAAGAAATAGCGGTCGTTCTGTTGCAAATCGACCCAGAGGAAGCTGGAGCGTTTGAGCAGATCGATCTCGGCCATGACGAAGCCGTTCTCCGCCAGTTCCTTCGAGGCGGCATACGCCTGCCATTCGTAGCCGCAAAGCGGGCATTCCTTGACGGCGGCGGGAACCTCCGCGCCGCATTCGGGACATTCCTTGAAGGGCGCGTCGCCATCGCCGATCTGGTCGTCGAGATTGACGTCTTGCTCCAGCGACCCGTGCAGCAGCGTGGACGTGCCGAAATCGAGGACGATGCAATCTTTTTTGATGATGTCGGGATATTCCGTTGGATCGAGGGTGCGTAAGCCGCGCCCGATCATCTGGATCATCGTGGATTTGTACGAGCTGGGGCGTAGCAGCACGACGCAGGATGTCGGCGGGTGATCCCATCCTTCCGTCAGCACCGCGACGTTGACGATGACTTGCGCGTCGCCGTCGGTATATTCCGACAAAACGGCGTTGCGTTCAGCATCCGACATTTGCCCATGGACGAAGACGGTGGAGATTCCTGCGGCGTTGAAACTGCCCGCCACGGCCTCCGCATGTTCAATGGTCGAGCAGAAGACGACCGTTTTGCGGTCTCCGGCTTTTTCATGCCAATGCTTGACCACGGCGTTATTGATCGGGCGCGTGTTCATGATCGCTGACACGGCTCCCATGTCGAAGTCGCTGGCGGTCTTTTTCACCTGGCGCAGCTCATCCTGCACGCCCACGTCCATGACGAAGGTGCGCGGCGGCACAAGGTGACCGGAGGCGATCAATTCCCTAACCGTGATCTGGTCGGAGACGTTGGAAAAGATGGGGCGCAGACCTTTCTTGTCGCCGCGATTGGGCGTGGCGGTCATGCCCAGCAGCTTTACGCCCTTGTTCGCCGCCTTGACGCGCTCAATCACGCGCATATAGCTGTCGGCACGGGCGTGGTGCGCCTCGTCGATCACCAGCACGTCCATCGGCGGCATGGCCAAAAGGTTGTTCTCGCGGGAGAGCGTTTGCACCATGGCGAAGGTCACGTCCCCGCGCCACGACTTGACGGAGGCGTCGAACACGCCCGTGGAGATGCCTGGGTTGACGCGCCGGAACTTGTCCTCGTTCTGGAACGTCAACTCGTCGCGGTGCGCCAGCACACAGGCTTTGCCAGACTTGTGCCTGAACATCTCGCCGATGATCGCGGAGAGCATGATCGTTTTGCCTGCGCCCGTGGGCGCGACGGCCAGCGTGTTGCCGTGTTTATCGAGCGCCGCAACGCTGCGCGCGACAAGTTCTTTTTGCCTCGGTCTTAACAACATGCCGCACCTCACCGCGCCCAAGAGGGGAGATTGGCGGCGGGAGCCGCAGCCGGAGGCGTTTGCGCGGGCGGCGCGGAACCACCGCCGTTGCCGCCGCTCTTGCCGAAGTCCTTGTGATCCTTCGTGATCGCAGTCTTGATGACGTTCTTGTCGTCACCGTTGCGCGAATCTTTTTCCACGTCGATGCGGGCGGTGAATTCGATGCCGTCCAGATCGCCGATGCCGTTGATGCGCCGCGCGGCCATGGCCTGCGGGCTGTCGTCCTTGGTAGAAAACCCGCGCGCGGAGTTGAGGATGCCCTTGATAAGGGAACGCCCCATATTGGCGTAGGTCGGCCCCTTCGGGCTGTGCAGGCCGATCAGGCTCCACACCTTGCGACGCGCGAACGGCCCTTCGAGGATGACAAATTCGCAATTGAGATAAACCGCGCCGCTATCGCCGAGCGTGGCGTAGCCGCCCGTCCAGCCTTGATCGGGATCGTTGTATCCACCTGGTTTGATCGTCATGCGCACGCGGGCGATCGTGCCTCTGGGGATGATGTCGAATGTTTGCTGGTCTTCGGCGCTGCCGAAATCTTTCCATACGGACATGGTTATTCTCCTTGCTTCTGAACATCGGTTTGTTGGGGGCGGACATAGGTCAGGCGCTCGGCGGCGGGCTTGGCCGCTCCGGCGATCTTTTCCATCAAGCGTCCGAGGTGAGGTTCTTCGACCATGTCGAGCCGACCACTGCGATCCTTTGCGGGGAAGCCGAATGGATTGAGCGTGTGGCAGACGAAGGCGCGATACGGCGTTTCGTCGTCGGCCTTAAGCTCGGCCATGGTGATGACCTGATCGACGATCCCTGGAAGCTCCAGCCCCGTCTTCGAGCCTTCGATCTGCGGCTGGAAGAAGCGACGATTAAAGTCGTCCAGCTTCTCGTCGAGGATGCCGACGAACCAGATGTTCTTGCCGCGCGCGTGCTGGAGGTGCGTCAGCCAGCCGATCATCTCCTGGCCGTGCAGACCGTATGCACCGCGCGTGTCCGGCTTTCCGGTCTTGTCGCTGAAGGCTTGCGGCTGCCCCTTGCACCATTGGAAGCAAAGGCGTCCGGCGACGGTGATGGAATCCACGAACACCGTGTCGTATTTCGCCACAGCGGCGGGATCGCCAAAGCGTTCCTTCACAGCGTCGAAATGCGCTTGGCTGTAGGGCTGATCCTCGCGCAGAGCCGGATTGGGGCCGCCGATGAACACCGCGAAGTCGCGGCATTCCTGCCAGGTGCGCGGGCGCACCGTGTCGCCAGCCCAGCCTTCGATGGCAAGGTCTCCGGCCTCAAGGTCGAAGAAGAGCGTTTTTTCGGGCGGCAGCGTCCAGAGCAACGACGTCTTGCCGATGCCGGACTTGCCGAAGATGCAGCCCTTGATGCCGCGCTTTTCGGCAAGCCGTTCGTCGGCGGAGATGATGGGGAGCGTCATTGCACACCCCCGATCTTGCGCGTGAGCGCCTCGACGATGTTATCCCTGCCGAGCGCACCCTTGGCGCGGGCTTCTCTGTAAAGGCGTTGCAAGGCGTAAAGTCCGTCCCGCAGCGCATCCACCTTTTTGTCGAGGGCTTGCGCGGCGAAGGCGATGTCGTCCAAGGTCGCGTGTTCGATCGGCTTGACGATATCCGTCATATTCTCACCGAGCGGCGGGATATGAACGGCCTCCGGCACGTTACGCGCCAAGAAATCGTCGCCGAGAAGTTTTCCAATATTTTTGCTCATTTCTTTGCTCCTTTTTGGGTTTTCAGTCGCAGCGCGCCGCGCAGCCAGCGGCAGACCAATTCGGCCTTGGCCAGCAGTCGCCGCAGTTCGGTTTCATCCATCTCCAGCAACTGCCCGACGGGCGTGCCGAAGACGGCGTCGATGGAATCTTTCTGGGGGCGTGGATCAGACATTTGCGCCTCCCTCGGCCTGGGCGGCGAGTTGGCGCAACGCGCCTTCGTCGTGCGTGGTTTCGTATGCCTCGACTTCATCAAGTCGATAGCGAATACGTCCGCCGATTTTTACGAAGTTCGGACCAACGCCAAGCCACCGCCAGCGCTCAAGAGTGCTTGGCGATAGCTTCCAGCGCTGGGCCAGTTCCTTGGCTTTAAGGAATGTTCCAGTCATTGAGGCTTCTCCTTGGTTTGTTGCCGTTACCAAGGAGAATTTCGCAGGTGACTGGTGAGGGATTAGAGCCGGTGCTTGTTAGGAAACTGGTGAGGAATGCGTCCTAATTCACCAAAAGGCGGCATGTGCCGCGTGGCTTGCCGTACTCGATCAGGCTTTTCCATGTCGGATGGCCGTTGAACAGGTTGGCGATGCGGCGGGTGCCTTCCACGCCGATGGCGCTCATCACTTCGGATGTCTTTGCGGACATCTGGCCTTTTTTATAAAGCTCAATGAGATGCTTGACGAAAGCGCGCTGCGAATCGCCTGGGAAATGGTGCGTTGTGCCGTTCAGCGTTACGTTGGCGTAATCGGCGGAATGGGTTAGCTGGCCGTTCTGGGTGGGCTGGTTGTTCCACACACGCTCCAGAACGTCCGCGCTGAGGAGGTTTTTATCCGGCGTGCTGCCCAGGCAAGTATTCATGGAAATCGCGCGGTGTGCGGAAATTTTCTCTGGGTTCTGCTTGTGAGGAGACGTGAGGAGGATCATGCCTGTTTCGTCGGCGAGAGCCGCGATGCCTTCATTCACGGCTTTTTTCGATGCGTCATAGCCACGGCACAGGTAAATGGGGTGGGGCTTTTTTTCGAGCCTGACCGCGCCGATTTTCCAGCATATGTTGGCTACGACTTCCTTGGTTTTTTCGTTCGCGGGGATGCCAAGGGATTTGCGGGCGGCCTCAATCAGCCACGGAGCGGATGCCTGGTACCGCATCACATGTTTCGCGGTAAAGGAAAGGTTTCCAGCGTCTGCGCAATAGGCTTTGAAGGTGGAAGGATCGACGACGACATCGTGAGGTTCGTCGCATTGCGGACAAAAGAGGTGGCTGACGTTGCCGGAATGCACAAGCGCCTTTTCTTTCACCAGCGCGTCAAACCATGTTTGCCTGCCCTGAAAAATGGCATCGGCTTGAGTGATGTGTTCGCCGCTGTCAAAGAGATGAAGCAGCCATGCATGACGGTTTTCAGGCATACTTTTTCAGTTTTTCCTCTTCGGGTTCAGGATCAGGCTCAAGCGTCTGTTCCGATACAACATCCTCAAGGATTCCCCATTGCTTGAGGTAACCCTCGATCATCTGACGGTCGTCCTCCTTCAGGGATTTGAGATCAGACCCGTCCTTTTTAAGAGAAATGTGGATCGCGCGTCCGCGCCCGCCTTCTTTTTTCGGGCGGAAATGGAAACTCAGCACAACGTGGAACAGCGAATATTTGCCGTATAGCTCTCCGTTCTCATCAAAGTAGGTGCGGATCGCATACATATCTGAATTCTTGCCTTGCGCCATGGTGTCCACCGTGACGATATGCTTGCAAGGCACGCCACAATAGAGGTCGAGCTTCCGCACGCGTACCACGTCAATGTTATCCTCCGGCTTCGTTTGCAACGTTGGGGCCGTGGGGCGCGACTTGAATTTGTCGATGGCGAAGCGAACAGGCTCGGTGGGAGTGAATTCGGCGGCATCCTGCTTAAGGATGGATTTGGCGAAAGCCTGCCGCACCAATTCGTGATTGTCCTTGCCTCCGTCCACGACGGTGCATAGCTGCTTGGTCTGCGGGTCATACACGACAGCCGCGACAATCGCCTTCTTGGTGTTTACGCGGTGCAGTTGTTTGTCTTTGACCTGAATATCGCTGTTAGGAAGATCGTTCACATACACGCTGATCTGGCGTGTCCCGTCCGAATAACGCTTATAGACTTCGCCGCAGCATTCATCACGGTTGTCGAAATTGTGACGGATGATTTTCGCTACCTCAAAGGCGAATTCGTTTGCGTCGTCTTCGGTGATGTTGTCGAGTGTGCCATCCATCTTGATGGCGTAATGCTGCCACGATCTGCCTTCGGCCTTGAAATCGACGAACAGAAGTTCTTCGGCGGTCTTGAACAGGGCGTTGTCTTCAAGAAAAATAGCCATGGCGCGATGATGGCCGTTTTCCATGGCCTCAAGTTTCTTTGCCATCTCGTCAGGTTTTTCGCTTGCGTTGATCAGCGCCTTGACGCCACGGTCGCTGGCGATGACATTGATGCGTTCGAGATGCGCGTGTATCGGTTCGTAATCGGCCTGCGCGAGCGCGTTGATTGCAGCTTCGAGCGCGGAGGCCACGACCTTATCGTCCTGCGTCCAATCGATCGGATTGGCGAAGGGGACGTTGTGAGCTTCGCAATAGTTTTTGAAAATTGATTTGGGGACGTGGCTCGCTACCGTCCGGATTGATACTGCCATGATTTTCTCTTTCTTCCGGATCACCCCGTTGTTGATTTCTGATTATCGTTGCATTAATCTATTGAGTCAACGATTTTGCAATCAAATAGCGTGAGGAAAACCATGCCAAGAGGTGGCACGCGTGCCGGAGCCGGACGCCCCAAGGGATCGGGAAAGTACGGAGAGAAAACCATCACCGTCAGAATTCCAGCCAGCATGGAAGACGAGGTTAAAGAGTTTATTGAAAACCAAGGGTGGGAAATACCCCTGTATTCAAGCAAGGTCGCCGCAGGAAATCCGTGCTGGGGGGACGATCATGTCGGCGACACCATCAATCTTTCTGACTGCCTTGTACGCGATCCCACGAAGACCTTCTGCGTTCAGGCTACCGGAGAATCAATGATAAAGGCTGGGATTGAGCCAGATGACCTGCTGGTCGTCGATGCTGGCCTGGAGGCAAAAAACGGCAGCATCGTTGTCGCGGCGGTGGATGGGGATTTAACCGTCAAGCGACTGCATAAGACGAAGAGCGAATTATCACTCATGCCGGAAAATGATAACTACCGTCCCATAAAAATTACCGCTGAAACTGGTTTGCAGATATGGGGCGTGGTCACCAAGGTTATCAAAGCTGTGGGGTAGTAAAGCCAAACCAGCCACGCTGCTCTTGCCAACTTTCAGGAAAAGGCTTCAGCACATCGGTGACCGTCATCGTGCGAGGCTGCGTACCGTTCAGGATGGATTCCTTTATGTCGGGAGCCAGCAGGTTTACTCTCATCACCCGCGCCAGATAGGACTTGTTGACATCCAGCTTCTCGGCCAGCGCATCCAGCGATTTGTATTTTCCTTCATCGTAATGCTCGCGCCATTTATAAGCGCGCACCAGAACCTTCAAAAGCGAGTTGTCCTGTCGGGGCTTTGCCGCGAAGACGGGATTGTCGCCGTCCGGCGAGAGGATGAGTTTCCTGCCGCCGCGCCGTTTCACCGCGAAGGGAATATGGATGTTGATGACACCGTTGCCCAGATGCTCCACGCGCTTCTGCATCATACGGCCTCCTTCTGTGGTTGCAGGGATCGGATATGATTTACCAGCGAGCCGATGCCGCCAGCGCGGATACGGATGTCCACGCTGTTTCTAGCGACGATCACTCCCTCGACCAGCAGCTTGACGATGCGCTCTTGTTCGCGGGGGAACAGCTCGTCCCACACCTGGTCGATGTCGGCAAAAGCATTGCGGATGTGGAATTCCTTAATGTTCGGATCATGTTCACGTGCCTGTTCCCAGACCCGCACGATCATCTCCGGCGTTTTGAAAAGCGCCTTTAGCTGACCGAATACGATGCCTTCGATTTCACCGGCTGGGATATTGCCGACCGGACAGGACAAGCAGGATTTCTTTATCGTCGCGTTCGGCGTGTAGTAGCGATACTGCTTGCCGTTCTTCCTGCAATGGGTCGGCGTCATGCTGGAATTGCAGCCGGAACACCTGATTACGCTTTTGAGCAGCGCCGATGGAACATGGCGGTTTTTCGCCGTGCGCACTTTTGGGTTGATCGACAGAACCTCCTGCGCTTTGTCCCAGACTGCCCGATCGACAATAGGATCGTGAAGCCCAGGGTAGTACTGTCCCTTATGGCCGATTTCGCCGATATAAATATGATTGCGGAGCAGCTTGTAGACTGAGCCTTTATCGAAGAAACGCCCCTCGCGCATGCGACCGCTTTTCTGGCTCCGGTAGGTCTTGCCACGATATCCGGCTTTCCGGAGGTCAAGCGTCAGGTCGGTGGTAGAGCCAACCTCCGAGAATCTCTGAAAAATGAAGCGCACAACCTTCGCCTCGGTCTCGTTGACCAGCAGCTTGCGGTCGACCACGTCATAGCCCATGGGCGGCACGCCGCCCATCCACATGCCCTTGCGTTTGGAAGCGGCCAATTTGTCGCGGATGCGCTCGCCTGTGACCTCGCGCTCAAACTGAGCGAAGGAAAGAAGGACGTTCAGCATCAGCCGTCCCATGGAAGTGGTGGTGTTGAATTGTTGGGTGACGGAGACGAAGGAAACCGATTTGCGCTCGAACACCTCGATCAGCTTCGAGAAGTCGGTGAGCGAGCGCGTCAGGCGGTCGATTTTGTAAACCACCACCACGTCGATCTTACCGTCCTCAATGTCACGCATCATGCGTTTAAGCGCGGGACGCTCCAGACTTCCACCGCTAAAACCGCCATCGTCGTAATTGTCGGCAACCAGCGTCCAGCCTTCATGCCGCTGGGACACCACGAAGGCTTCTCCTGCTTCGCGCTGGGCATCAAGGCTATTGAATTCCTGTTCCAGTCCTTCCTCGTGGGATTTTCTGGTATAGACCGCCGCGCGTATTTTTCGTTTCACCTCAGACACGACGGTAATCCTCCATGCGCTTGAGACCAAAAAACACAAGGCCGTTCCAGCGCACGTCTGTAATCTTTCGGGCGATGGCCGAAAGGCTGGTGTAACGCTGACCACGGTATTCAAAACCGTCTTCGAGAACCGTGATGTGGTGTTCATGGCCTTGCCATTCGCGCATCAACCGCGTTCCGGTCACTGGGCGATGCACCTCCAGCCGCTTGCGCGCCTTGTCTGGTTTGTCGATGTCACGTTCGCAAAGCGCCGAGAGGCGTTTATCGACACGGTTGCTGTCCACGCCGTAGGCAACTTCCTGTATGCGATAGGCCAGCCGCTTCACGTAGTATTGTTTGTTGAATGGCGGTGGGTCGGCACGGAAGACGTCCTTCCAGAGCTTCTTTAGTTCGGCGGTCTTCATGTTCGGCAGTGCCGCCACCTGCGCCAGCACATTGTTATTCATGGTTTTTCTCCGTCTTTGGCACGGACACACACATGCTTCCGGTGGGCGGTAAGTCCAGTGGAATGTCTCCGGTGCGCGAAGAAAGTCCTTGTTTTTCCTTGGCCTTAAAGCGCAGAACGCCTGCGGCGAGAATGGCGGCAATCTCGTTTATGCGCTGTTCGTCGGCGATATGTTCAACATCGTGTTCCAT